GCAATGGGAGACCAAGTTGCTAGTACTGAATCAGCAGATATTGTAAGATTAGCAGGGCTGTAAAGCCCTCTAAAAGTTTTTCAAGTTTTTCTTTAAAAAAGGCTTGACATACTAAGTAGTTGATAGTATTATAAATACTGTGCTACAAAGTTAAAAAGGCACAAAGCACATAGGCATAAATTATAGGAGGCATTACTATGGCATCATTAGCAGAAATTAGAGCTAAACTAAAAGAGCAAGAGTCACGTCAAGGTGGCGGTTCAAACGGACCAAGCGGTCCAAACCCAATTTACCCGTTTTGGAATATTAAAGAAGGCGAAAGCGCAGTGCTTCGTTTCCTTCCTGATGGCAATCAAGACAACACTTTCTTTTGGAAAGAACGTCTTGTTATCAAACTTCCATTTGCAGGTATAAAAGGACAAACTGATTCACGTCCAGTACAAGTACAAATTCCATGTATGGAAATGTACGGCGAGACATGTAACATTCTTAACGAAGTGCGTGGCTGGTTTAAAGATCCAAGTCTAGAAGATATGGGTCGTAAGTATTGGAAGAAACGCTCTTATATCTTCCAAGGATTTGTTGTGGATAATCCACTAGCAGATGATGAAGCACCTGAGAATCCAATTAGACGCTTTATTATCGGACCGCAAATTTTTGAAATTATCAAGTCAGCATTGCTTGACCCTGATATGGAAGAGTTGCCAACAGATTACACTGCTGGTGTTGACTTCCGTCTTAACAAAACATCCAAAGGCGGATACGCAGACTACTCAACATCTAATTGGGCACGTAGAGAGCGTCCACTAGGTGATTCAGAAATGGCTGCTGTTAACACACACGGCTTGTTTAATCTAAGTGACTTCCTACCTAAGAAGCCAGGTGAAGTTGAACTCAAAGTCATGCAAGAAATGTTTGAAGCGTCAGTAGACGGTGAAGCATATGACGAAGCTAGATGGGGTCAATACTTCCGTCCAGCAGGTATGGCAGCACGTACAGGTGATCCTGTTGCTCCGGCAGCAAGTACTCCTGCACCAGCGGCAACACCTGCACCTGAGGCAGCACCTGCTCCAGTAGCAGAGGCAGCACCAGCAGCAACTCCAGCACCAGCGGCTGAAGCGGCTCCTGCAGAAGGTGGCAATGCTCAAGACATTCTAGCAATGATTAGAGCACGTCAAGGACAGTAATAATTAATGGGGGAGCAATCCCCCATTATGCTTTTTAGATAGGAGATACATATGGCAACAAAGGCATTCGATCCTACGAAGTTTCGAACTTCGTTAACTAAATCCATTACAGGCATGAGTGCAGGATTTAACGATCCTACTGATTGGATTAGCACAGGTAACTACGCACTCAACTATCTTATTTCAGGTGATTGGAATAAAGGTGTTCCACTAGGCAAAGTAAGTGTATTTGCAGGCGAATCAGGTGCAGGTAAATCTTACATTTGTTCAGGCAACATTGTAAAGAGCGCACAAGATCAAGGTATCTTTGTAGTACTGATTGACTCAGAGAACGCACTTGACGAAGCATGGCTACAAGCACTTGATGTAGATACATCAGAAGATAAACTACTAAAACTTAACATGTCAATGATTGATGACGTAGCTAAGACTATTAGTACGTTTATGGCAGACTACAAAGCAATGGCGGAAGAAGACCGTCCTAAAGTATTGTTTGTAGTTGACTCACTAGGTATGTTGTTAACACCTACAGATGTTGATCAGTTTAACAAAGGTGATATGAAAGGCGATATGGGTCGTAAGCCTAAGGCATTGACTTCACTTGTTCGTAACACTGTTAACATGTTTGGTTCACATAATGTAGGACTTGTAGCAACTAACCACACATACGCATCGCAAGATATGTTTGATCCAGATGATAAGATTTCAGGTGGTCAAGGTTTTATCTATGCATCATCTATTGTAGTTGCAATGAAGAAGTTGAAACTAAAAGAAGATGAAGACGGTAACAAGATTAGCGAAGTGCGTGGTATTCGTGCAGCCTGTAAGGTTATGAAAACACGTTATGCTAAACCGTTTGAAGGTGTGCAGGTTAAGATTCCATACGAAACAGGTATGAATCCTTACAGTGGACTACTTGAACTGTTTGAAGCAAAAGGCGTTATTGTCAAACAAGGCAATCGCTTGCGTTACGAAACAGTGGACGGTGAAGAACTACTTGAATATCGTAAAAATTGGAACGGTGAACTACTCGATAAAGTTATGTCAGATTACTTGATTAAAGAAGCTTCTATGGTAAATACCTCTGAAGTTGACGAAGAAGCAACTGACGAACTAATCGAGGAGCCAACCGTAAATGAATGAAGATCAAATTGCTGATGTTTGGATGATGTTCAAAGAATATCTAGATAAGAAACATATTGAAATGGCAGCTGAGCGTTTTGTTGACCTACTTGCTGATTATGGCATTAGTGACGAAACATTCCAAGAACTACTCGGAACAGATGCTCAACTAGATTCTGCTATTAATTATTATCTAGAATTAGACGATGAAGAAACATATGAGGACGAAGAAGAGGACTGGTAATGGGATGGTATAGTGAAGTAAGCCGTGACATTTCTAAAATACCGGATGCTGTATCTTTTTTTGAAACAGAACTGATACAAGCACGAGCAGAATGTAAGCTCGTAGGTAATGTCGAAAAAAGTGCGGCTGCTATGCCAGGCATCGTAGAACATCGTTTTAATCAACTACAAGAAATTGAAGCAATACTAAACTATCTTAACATTGAATTGCGTAGATTACGTAGTTCATTTTTCAAAAAATATCTTGAAAATTATCAACGAGCTCTGTCTAGCCGTGACGTTGAAAAATATGTTGACGGCGAGGCAGACGTTGTTGATTACGAAAAGATTATCAACGAATTTGC